GTTTGCCAGTCGCTCTTTACTTTTATGAGAGCGGACCCGAAACTATACGGAACCGGAACCAAGGAACCCGTTCCGCATCCGTTCCGTTTGACATCGTTCCGTTCCGTAACACATGAAACGACACGGAAGGGAACAAGCGGACCTGGTGAAGGCGTGCGCCGCGCGACACGGCGTCACTCCGCGCGCCGTGCGGAAGTGGCGCGACCAGGTGGATCCGCGTTGGAACCAATTTCTCGCCGAGCGCGCGGCTGCCGGAATGATCCCGGTCGGCTCGGCCGCGCCGGCCGCTCCGTCAATTCCACGCGAGTGGTCGGATGAGGACCTGACTTTGGAAAACCAGATCCGGAAAATGAAAGAGGCCACCGCCGACCTTCGCGAGCGCGCCGAGTTGGCCAAGTCCGTCGGCGACCTGGACGCCGAAATGTCGCTCCGCCGCATGTGGCTCCAGCACGCCGAGGCCCTTCGCCGTCTCGAGAAAGACGCCCCTGGCATCAGCGCCGCTTCCGGCGATGTCGTTAACCGCAAGCAAGCCGTCCAGGTTCTCATGCAATACTCCGCCGCCATCGCCGCCGCTCTTTCGAACCTCCCTGACCGCATCCTCTCTCTCCTCCCTCAAGTCGCCGACGACATCGCCGCCAAAATCCGCGCTGAGGCCGAGGAGGTCCAGCGCGCCGCCCAGCAGATCAACCCCGATGCCCTCGCTTCTTGATCCCGCAGCTCGCGAGCAACTCTCTCGCATCTGGCAACCCAGCCTTCGGCCGACCGCCCTCGAGTGGGCACAAGAAAATGTCACCCTCGACAAACGCTTCTCCCCTCGCCCCGGCCGCTACGACGCCGACTACACCCCCTACCTCCGGCAGCTCCACCTCTGGTTCAGCGATCCCAAAATCCGACAGCTCACCTTTGTAAAAAGCGCCCAAGTCGGCGGCACCACCTGGCTCGCGAACTGCCTCATGTGGGCCATCTCCGAAGACCCCGGCCCCATCCTCTATGTGACCTCGACCAACGAAAACGCCAAGTCCTGGTCCGAGCGCGAGCTCCATCCCCGACTCCGCTCCTGCCGCGCCCTCAAGCCCCTCCTCCCCTCCAACGACGACGACTTTCGAAAAACCGAGATGCACTTCGCGTCTTGCACCCTTAAGCTCGTCGGAGCCTGTTCCGAAGGCAACCTCGCCTCCCGCCCCATCCGCTACCTCTTCGCCGATGAGGTCGACAAATGGCCCGACGACTCATCACTCGAAGCCCCCGCCCTCGAGCTCGCCATGGCGCGTCTGAATTTCTACCGCAAAGTCTCCAAGGCCTGCCTCACCTCCACCCCCACCGTCGAGACCGGCGCCATCTGGTCCCACTACCTCGCCGGATCCCAGCACCGTTTCCACCTCACTTGCCCCGATTGCGGCCACGCCCAGCCCCTCCTCTTCGAGCAGCTCAAATGGCCCGAGCACCACCGCGACCTCGCAGGCATGTGGGACCTCGAAGCCGTCGAGCGCGACACCGTCTACCACTGCTCCGCCTGCCAGAGCCCATGGAATCAAGCCCTCCAGACCGACCTCGTCCGCCGAGGCCAGTGGATCACCGGAAACCCCAAAGCCCCCTCCGACCACATCTCCGCCCACATCTCCGCCCTCTACTCCCCGCAGATCTCCTGGGGCAGCCTCGCCCGCATCTTCCTCCAGAAAAAAGAAACAACCGGCGGCCTCCACGATTTTTACAACAACTTCCTCGGCATCCCCTGGGAAAACCGCGCCGCCCAGGTCAAAGAAGACGCCATCCTCGCCCTCCGCGATCCCACCTACCGCATCGCCACGCTCCCCTGCGAGCCCGTCGTCCTCACCCTCTGCGCCGACCCCGGCGAACGCCAGACCCACTGGACCGTCGAAGCCCGAATCCAATCCGGCGAGAGCTGGCTCATCGACTACGGCACCGTCCTCGCCATCGAGGACTTGATCAGCCCCGAGTTCCTCGCAGCCCGCCGCTACCAGTTCGGCGAAAAAATCTTCACCCCCCGCTTCGGCCTCATCGATTCTGGCTGGTCCGCCGAGCGCGTCTATTCAGTCTGCGCCAAGTCCTCCGGCGTCTACATGCCCTCCAAAGGCTCCACCGCCAGCTTCGGCACCTGGACACAGTCCGCCGTAAATGGCTACCCCAGCCTCCGCCTCGTCACCTATGTGGATCTCACCGCCAAGACCGAGCTCTACCTCGAGAGAGTAAACAAAAAAATGCCCCCCCTCCGCCACCTCCCCGCCGACACCGGCACCGACTTCATCGGCGGCCTGACCGGCCAGCAACTCCTCCAAAACAAAAACTCCCGCCTCTCTCCCTTCTTCTGGAAAAAAGTCGCCGAAGACCACTACGGCGACTGCACCAAACTCCACGGCGTCGCCTGGTGGGTTTTGAAATGAAAAAGCCCGGCGACAAACGCGGCGGACTCCAAGGCGACCGCATCCGCCCCCGCTCCTTCCACACCAGGGAAACCGTCGGAGTGAAATCCTACTGCGACCAGTGGCTCCAAAACCTCTCCGCCGAAGTCTCCAGCGCCTGCGCCCACTTCTGGACCCTCACCCCCGACCGCCGAGCCAAAGAAGCCAAGCGCAAAGCCGCCGGATTTATTGGCTTCGCCTTTCAATCCTGCAAAAAAATCCCGCCGGATTCCGATCCAAAGCAATCTTTGACTTCCCCCAAATCCTCGCAGGCAGGCGAGCTACACGGATGAGCGACTTGACCGGAGAATCTCGGTCGTCACCACATCGATCTCGGGAGGCCACCGTATGGCGTGCCGCAAGATTGGAAACCCGGCGTCTGAAAAGGTGCGGCCGCGCCGTCCCTGCAAACCCCCCTCTGTGTCCTCTGTGTCCTCTGTGGTCAACCCCGCTTTTTGACTCCCCCGCATCATAGTGGACCAGCACGCCTCCGCCTTCTCCGGCTACAAAGCCTACATCAAAGCCCTCGGCAAAACCCGCGCCGAGCTCCTCGCCATGGCCGCCGAGCTCGCCGACGGCCTCGACGATGTCACCATCACCTCGATCGGCACCGAAGGCACCAGCTCCAGCGGCCAGATCAGCCAACTCCCCAAAGAGCAAAAGCTCGCCGCCATCATGGAATGTTACCAGGAAGGCAACTCCCCGCGCTCCCTCTGCTCCGTGGTGGACCGCTCCCTCTACGCCTCGCCGGTTTGACACACGCCGACTGGCGTGCCCGAAATCAAAAATAATCAAAAAAATTCAAACCGAGGCGGAGCCCGCCCCGGCGCAGGCCGCCCCGCCAAAACCTCGCCCCGCGCCGCCGCCTTCGAGGCCGCCGAGCATTCAAAAGATCGCGGTCTGATCGTCCTCAATACCGTCGAGCCCAAGCGCGAGACCCCACCCCACACCCGCACCGCCCTGCTCAAAAAAGCCCGCTGGCTTTACAACAACCTGGGCGTCGCCTCCTACCTCATCGAGCATTTGGCGCAGCGCGCCGTCGGCACCGGCATCAAGCCCAAGCCCCTCACGGCAAATCCCGAGTGGAACCGACTCGCCGAGCAAGCCTTTCAAGATCGCGCCTGCGCCGAAGCGTGGGCCTTCGACTCCTCCGCCCAGGTAAATTTCTACGGCGCGCAGTCCCTCATCATCCGCCAGGTCGCGGTGGATGGCGACTTCTTCGCCCAATTCCTCACCACCGAATCCGGAGCCGCCCGCGTGCGCTTCATCGGCGGCGAGGCCATAGGCTCCACCGCCGACTCCAGCCAATACGCCTTCGACGGTGTCCTCCTCGATCCCTTCGGCGCGCCTCGCTCCTATCGAGTGGTCACCGACCGCACCACCGGCAAATATCAAGATGTCCCCGCCAGCGACATGCTCCACTTCCGGCACATCCGCCGCCACGGCTACCCACGCGGCATCTCCTGGCTACACAACGCCATCATCAACTGCCACGACCTGCTCGAGTATTTGGCCTACGAAAAAGGAAGCGCCAAAGCCGGAGCCCAGATCGCTTTCGCCATCACCAGCAACGAAGCCATCCGCCTCGGCGGCGGCCTCAGCACCGGATCCACCGCAGATACCCCCGCCCAAGACCTCTCCATCGAGACGCTTCACAACGGCACCCTCATCCCCAAGCTCAAGCCCGGCGAGTCCATCCAGAGTTTTAAAAACGAACACCCCGGCACCGCCTTCGAGCCATTCATCAAGACCATC